TATAGAATGGTATAAGTTAATGCTCTACTAGGGGTTGAGTGAGGAGTTTTATATTTGATATATAACTTCATTAACTCATACCAGATATTATCTTAACATTGCTCTTTACAATAAGTAAAGAATTTTATTACAAAAGTATTGACAATGTTTTTTATAAGAGTAATATCTATCTTGTATTTAAAAATGGAGCCCAATATGAAAGACTATTCTACAATATCCCTACCTCAACTTTTGGTAGAGAAAAAAAAGAATCTTGCTGCTCAAGCAGAACTTAAAGAACAAAGTTCACAGCTTGACTTTGCAATCACCAAACATCCCGATGTGCATGATCAAGTCAATAGACTATCTAACACTGGCGGATCTACTCGTGTACATCTTAAAGGTATCATACCAAAAGATTTACGAGTGCAATATAAAGTTACTAGATCTTGGGATCAGAACTTCTTAGCACAAGTCAAACATGATATTCCTAAAGATTTATTTCCTTTTAAAACTGTATACAAAGAAGATACTGCTCTATCTAAAATGATAGAAGCAAATCATCAAGACATCTTTGATAAGTTTCAAGAAGGATTACAAACCAAGATTAATGAACGACCATACATCCAGTTCGTTGATCCATTAAAAGGAGCTGAGTAATGATTACACACAATGATGTAGTACAAGAGATACGCGATCGTATCAAAAGAGATGTTGCCCCTGGCTTACATGCAGCTTGGGTTAATAAAATATTAATGATCGTTGACGATGTAGAAACCATTGCAGATGAAATGATCTCACAGGGGGTGCAAAACTATGAGCCTGTTGAATAGCGTAACCACAGGGATACAAATCCCTTCAATTAAAATAAACCTATCGGGTACAGATGGTATTGGTAAAACTACCTTTGCAAGTCAAGCACCAAACCCTATCTTTATAAAGACAGAAGCTGGTACTAACTATATAGATACAGCATCCTTTCCTTTATGTGAAAGCTATGACGACATACTAATACAAATCAAAACTTTGTATGAAGAAGATCACGATTACAAAACAGTAGTCTTTGATACAACTGACTGGGCTGAGAAATTAGTACAGCAAAAGGTATGTCAGATTCATGGACAGAAATCTATTGAGTCCATGGGATATGGAAAAGGTTTTACAGAATCTGCTGAGTTATTCGGCAGACTACTAAGAATGTTTGATGCCCTACAAAAGAAAAAGATGCACATCATCTTACTATCTCATGTAGGCATAAGAACTTTTAATGATCCAGAGCGTGAGCCCTATGATCGTTGGGAGATGGCTACTCATAAGAAAGTATCAGCAATGATACGTGAGTGGGTAGACTTCAACCTGTTTGCAAACTACGAGGTATCAACTCGTACTAGTGGACAGGGTTTTAAGGAAACAACAAGGGCTGTGTCATATGGCAAGCGTAAGTTGTTTCATAAATACACCGCAGCATTTGATGCCAAGAGTCGAGTTGATTTAGGGAATGCTCCCTTGGATCTTGATTGGACAGCGTTCATGTCTGCATTTAAAGAATCTTTAAAATCTAAAAAAGGAGAATAATATGTCTGATGATTTTAATTTAAACTTGACTAATGTTGAGGATACAGGTGGATCGTTTGATCTAATGCCAGTCGGTGACTACGAATTTGTAGCTACTGGATGGGAGAATAAAACTAGTGCTAAGGGTGATAGATACTTATCAATTACCTTTGATGTGACAGGCCCTACTCATTCAGGTCGTAAGATATGGGAAACATTCATGCTCGAAGGAGCTGGGTTAAACGTATCTATCAGCAGAATAAGAGACTGGAGAAGATCCATGGGCATGGAAGCTGATGTTGATGCCTTTGGTCTTGAACAGTTAGAGAGCATGTTAAACATTCCTTTCAAAGCCAAGGTCAGTGTTGAAGTTGGTAGAGATAAGGGAGACGGAACGAAGTGGGACGACAAGAACAAGATTGCTAAGTTTCTTGCAGTTGAGACAAGCAGTAAGTCTGTTCCTTCGCAAAGTCCTAAAGAAGAATCAAAGTCAGGTGACGATGATTTCGATTGGGACAAATAATTTATTTACAGGAGAGAGTAAATAAATAACTCGAGTGAGTAGTCTTAATACCAAGACTACTCCTCGCACCTAGGGTTATTGTATACCCTAATGTATTTTTGGAGAAATATAAATGGCAATAGATAAAAGAGAAGCGAATGCTTTAGTAGAATCAATGACATCACTATTAGATTCTTTAGATCAAAACTTTGACAGTCTACCTTCTGGGTTAGATACTAAAGTTAAAGAAGCTAAACTAACATTATTAAACGTGGATACTAAAGATGACAGACAAAGAAAAATTTATAGAATATTTGGACAGTAAAACTTGCGACACAGTTATTGATGATGTTCAATCATGTGTTAATGAATGGAACTTAAAAGACTTAGACTCACGATCAGCAATCATTACGCTAACAAGATTTGCTGTTGATCTTACTTTTAAGTTTTCTTTTACACAAAGAGAGGCCTTAGAGTTAATACTAAGTATGGTACAAGATCACATGGACATACTAGGGTTTGAAAACCAGGTATCAGAAGATCCTGTAGAAGAAACTAAGATACTACATTGAAACTTAGATACTACCAAAGGGATGCAATAGATTCCCTACACCACTGGTTTGCCAATCGTCCAGCAGAGGATCATGCTTTGATCGTACTGCCAACGGCTGCTGGTAAAACCATTATATTTTCTCATTTTATTAAAGAGATACTAGCGAAAGATCCTACAGCTAGGTTCTTAGTTATGGCTCATAGAAAAGAATTAGTAGAACAAGCAGAGACTAAATTAAAAATGGTATGGCCTGATGCTCCAGTAGGTGTACTGGCCGCTGGTATGAAACGCTTTGAGATAGATTCACAAATCCTTGTGGCTAGTCGTGATACCTTAGCATCACCCAAGAGATTAGATGCTGTCGGTAGCTTTGATTACATGATCATAGATGAAGCACACAACGTACCGCCAAGCTCTCATACCAGGTACAAGAAGATCATAACAACCCTATCAGACAGAAGGCCTATGAAAGTTATGGGTTGTACTGCTACACCATATCGTATGGGACAGGGTTATATATACGGTAAGCGTAAAGATCATTTCTTTAAAGACTTAGCATACTCAGTATCTATACCAGAGTTAATAAGAGAAGGATTCTTATGCAGACTATCTGCCTATGCTGTTAATGATGAAGCTATTATTGATGCAGGATCAGTTGATTTAAAGTTTAAGAACGGAGACTTTAAGGAAAGAGAACTAGAGAAGATAGCTATTGTTGATGACACCATGCTCAAAGTTATTAACGACTGGATCGACAATGCTTATACCAAAGGTAGGTTAGCTACAGTATTCTTTTGTGTGTCAGTGCTACATGCAGAGAAAATGACTCAATGTTTAAAGACCTATGGTATCGAAGCTGAGTGCGTGACTGGTGAGACACCAAAAGAAAAAAGAGAAGATGTATTAGAAAGATTTAACAATGGTACGATCCATGCTATATGTAATGTTGGTGTTCTGACTGAAGGTTGGGATGCTCCAAGAGCTGACTGCGTAGCATTACTTAGACCAACACAAAGCGTTGGCTTGTTTGTTCAAATGTGCGGAAGGGGAATGAGACTGCACGAGGAGAAAGACAACTGCCTACTACTAGACTATGGAGAAAATGTAGCTAGGCATGGTTGTCTTGATGAGATACAACCTGATCAGTCAGCTCCAGCTAGATACCATCCTAAGATATGTTCTAACTGTAGTGCAATTAATTTACCCTCAGCCAAGAAATGTATTGAATGTGATCAAGTCTTTGAAGGATCTAAAAAGTTTGAAGAACTACAAACTAAAAAAGAAAAAGAAGTTGCTAAGAGAACTAAGGCAGAGAGACAAGCTGTGTTATCTGATGAGAAAGAGAAGGCCAAGCCTAGATACAAACCTGTCACTGACATCTATGCAACAGTAACTAAGTCCATGAATGGCAGTGAGTATTGTCAAGTTATCTTTACAGTTAAGAATGAATTTTTCCCTAAAAAGATGCCACTAATGTTTGGTCATCCTACTGCACACCATATGGCAGTACGTAAGTGGAAGAAGATAGCAGAAAAGTGGGGATGTCCTAAGCAACCATGGATGGCTGTTGAATTAATAAATAGTGGTGCCTTTGAAAACATATCAGAGATTGTCTTACAGAAGCAGGGCAAGTATGAGAATGTTATAGGGATCAGAACAAAACAAAACGAGGAGATAATATTGTGATGATAAAAACTTTTTTTAAAAAATTAGATAGATTTCTTGATAGAAAATGGAGAGAGGTTTCTTCTTTTCTTTATTATTTAGCAGATAAAAAAGTAGAAGAAGAAGATATAGATTGGTTAAACATGCATAACAACATGATAGAGGATAAAAAAAATGACAATTAATCATCTTCTTGATGAAGTAGAAACAAATGCTGAGAGACACCAAAGGTTTTATTTGGGTATCAGTGGTATCGGTAATCCAAATCAAAGGCTCCTTTGGATGCGATACCGATGGCTCATGCCCGATGACTGGGAGCCAAGAGTTCTTAGACTACTAGACTTAGGTAATGTAATTGAAGATCATCTGATCGAAAAGCTACGTAAGATACCAAACGCAATCATCTATGACGTACAAAAGAATGGTAAGCAATATAAAACAGAAGCTCTTGGTGGTCATGTCAAAGGACACATAGACGGTATGGCTGAGAATTTACCAGGCTTAGAAGAGAATACCAAATACTTATTAGAGTTCAAGACAGCTAACGACAGTCGCTTTAAGAACCTAGAAAAGATAGGTAGCTATTGCAACTGGTCAGAAGAGTATGACGCACAGATCCATTTGTATATGGGACTGTTTAAAATAGATCACTGCATAGCTATTGTTTATAACAAGAACAACTCAGCTCTATATACAGAGATTGTTGACTTTGATTACCTAAAGTTTGAGATGTTAATGGAGAAAGCTGAACACATACTGCTAACCAATACACCACCTGACAACAACATACCCGAGACTGACTACAGAATCCGTAGCTTTATGTCTGCTAAAGAAAGGGCCGCATACCTTGGCAGGTCTTTGCCCGAAAAATTACACTGTAGATCATGTCGCTTTGCTAGTGCTGATGTAAAGAAGGGAGACGCACATTGGCATTGTTCACAGCATGACAAGAGGATCAGCGAGGACAGACAGACTAAGGGATGTCCAAGGCATAACTATATACCAGAGTTAATACCAGCAACCATGGTCGAAGAGGATGATAACTTTGTTATGTATGAGAAAGATGGGTTTAAGTTTATTAATGTAGCAAGTCAGAAGGAATCTACTGGAGACAATCTATATTCTAGTAAGGAACTGATAGAGGTAATCAACAGTGGCTTTCCAAAAGAATTACTAGAGCAATGTGCTGCGGCTAAGAAGTTAATGAACGGTACGATTAAGAGTATCAGACCTTGGGTTGAAACAGGTACGCCTTTCTAGGCCTTAGCTTTCTTTATTACTAGGATCTCTACGCCAGGATACAGAGCTTCAACGAGTTTCTTTTTTAATCTAAACATGGGTGTCTCTATGCCCTTAGTATCTTCTATGACATCATCGCCATTGATGTTCTTATATTTAAAGTCAGCCTTGTAAAGACATACCTTCTTCTCATTAACAAAGCATGGGAAGGGTGGGTGTATCTCTATGTCAGAGATTAGGCCTTGATCTTCTAGTTCTTTAAGATGATTGTATCGAGCTGCCTCAAGTTTGCTATCAAAGGTATAGCCATCGAGTCTTACTTTCTTTGCTCCGTATTTGTTATACAAGTTAGATTCCTAATATTTTCTTTTCTTCTTCTTCTCTTAATAACTGAGATGCCCTTGATCTTTCTATATCTAATGGATTAATAAATCTACCCTTAAGGTCTTGTCTTAGTCTTTGTTCAGCAACAGGGAATGCTGATGGATTAACTTGTGTACCTTTCATACGTGCTTGTCTTACTAAATCTGGGTTTACTGTTATAGGTTTAAATATTCCTCTCATGACTGTCTCGTAGTTAGCAACCTTAGCTTCTTTTAATTGTTCTTTAATCTGTTGCTCAGATAAGCCTAAAGTTCTAGCGTCTTCTATTGATGTATACAAATCTCTTAATGCTTTAAATCTGCTTTCATTTTGATTCATGTAGCCTTGTAATAATTCTTCTGCTTGCTTTGGATCATTGCTTCTAAGCAATCTATTGAAAGTATTAGTAGCATCTCTTATAGCATCATTAGCTTCAAAGCCTCTGTATCTTAAAGATCTATCAATCTGTGGCTTGACTACTTTTAATCCACTGAATGCTTGCACCAATGTCTCTTCTACATCTATAACATTACCCATTCTATCTAGGATTTTATCTTCGCCTTTTTTATTAGTGCTACCAAAAACTGCACGAGGAAAATTTTTATCTACAAGCTCTGGTGGAGATACTCCAAACACGCCTTTGTCAGCACCTAAGTTTGGTTGTATTCTGTAAGGACTAAGAGTTGGTATGGCTGTATCTGCAAAGTGATACATACCTTTAGCTATTTTATCTCCAGTGCTATCTGAAGATCCCCATATCTTTTTACCTGTAGATGTTTCACCTCTTATAGAATCATTAATTGCTTGTAAAGAAAAGGCTGGCTCTACAAATGGTTGAAACAACTCACCAACAGCACCAACTGTGCCATCAAATAATATTTTTTGTAACGTCTCTTCGTCTCTTTCTCCATTAGCTACCTCTTGCATGACTCTTGTTATAGGTCTTTTAAGATAGTCGTATGGATTCATGTAACTAAAGTTTATAAACTGTGTAGGGTTGCCATCTTTATCAGATGCTATAGGTATTAGTGATGCTGTTTTATCCCAAGGTGCGGCGAATGATCTCTTATATGAATCTATTTTTTCTTTATTTACTCCTGTTAGTGCTGATCCAAGGGCTACTAAACCAGATGGTAGTGCACTGGTAGTAGTAACAGCTCCAGTCAATCTCCTCATGCCTATTTTTTGTATTTCTTTGTTATCACTAGCTAATTCTTTTATAGCTCTTGATACAGCGTTGCTTGTATTTCTCATGATCTCAGCAGGGAAAGCAACGAAGTTACCAAAGGGAGATCTTCTTATTACTTCACCGACTATAGGAACTACTCTCTTATAATTTTGTATGGTGTTAGCAGCTATCTCTCCTGCCTCACCTCTTACAAACATTTCTAATCCTTCATCGCCATACTTACTAATAATTTCAGATGGCCTTATCATGGCACCACCTGTTCCTGCTTTTATATCATCAGCAAACTTTATAATATTTTTAGAAGCTTCTACTGGCACTAAAGAATCAGACTCTTTAATTAAAGATTGCATAAGTCTTTCTTTTTCATTTAAGTATCCGAACACACGACCAGCATCATCAGTCATACCGTATGCTTTCTCAAATACTTTTATACTACTAGCATCTTTAGCTTTACCTATTTGTGCTGCTAATTTAAACTCATCACTAGCTAGTCTTGCTATCTCTCTTATCTCACCAAGTTGAGCACCACCCTTTTGCATTATGCCTTCTTCTATAAGCTCGTTGATCTTGTCAGCTTTTAATATTCTTTTCTTTGGATCAAACAATCCAGCGAAACTTGTTGATACTGCATCAGTAAACCTGCCAGTAGTACCAACATTACCATTAAGTAAAGAGAAGAAAGGAATACTAGTAAAGTTTCTTACCTGTGCACCAGGAGAAAGAACTGTTTTACCATACTGTGATGCTGCTTTAACTCCTAAAAATCCTGTGTATGCTCTTCCAAGGATGGGCCAGTTAGATTTTTGATCAGTCACCGCATCCATTAAAGCATCGTGAACATCTGCTCTTGCATAAGATCCTGCAAGTGCACCAGCATCATCATCAAACTGTTTAAATATAATTTGTTCTCTTGGGTTTTTAGGATTGGGTTGAGTTATTTCTTTTGCAAATTTTCCATCTTGAGACATGCCAAATTCTTTTGGTCTTAAAAATTTAACTCCGCCTGTCTTATCAGCAACATCATCTAATTGTTTTAAGTTATTAAACATTTCTGTTTTAGCTACTAAACTAGAAAGTTTTTGTGATGTAACACTAGCGGTAAGCTTGGTATTATTTAAAGCAGACTTCCAATCTCCTTGCAAGTAACCAGCTGATTCACCTAATGCTCTCCTTGTTTCTGGTAAGTTGTTTAATGTTCTACCTTTTAATATACCCTTGTCTGCATTTAATCCTTGCAAGATCATTTGATCTGTTTCAAAACTAAAAGCATTTTTATTCTTAGGCCCAGGATTTAATAAGCTAGAGAACTCTTTGTATGCTTGTTCTTGATTAATACCAAATGTATCTTGTATTTCTTTTATAGCTTTTTTTTGAAACTCTGGATTTATAGTGTAAGTATTATCAACCATAGCCTTGTAAGCTCTAGTTCCATATAAGCCTGCATTTTCTGCTATAGCAGTTCTAAGTTCATCTGGTATAAATAAGTGCATAAAACCATCTGCACCTTCGTCACTATAATTTAAAACATTTTGAGAGTAAGTATCAAACACATCTCTATTGTTTTTTAATAGTGTAGATATTTCTAATCCTTTTCCAAGTCCCATAGAGTTGTAGTTAATGTATCTATTCTCTAAGTCTTTAATGTTTTGTTCAGCTTGTTTCTGTAACTTTCTTGCTTCTTTAATTTTGTCTGCTGCTTTCATGTTAGGAGATTGAAAGTCAACTCTTATTCTAGGAAACATAAAGTCTTCTATGTTTCTTGATAAAGCTAGGGCGTTGGTTTGGTTTATTGTTCCTTGATCCATAGCCTTTTGTGTTGTATTAATTACAGTATCAAAGGTAGCATCAACTGATTCTTGAGCTGCTTTAACTTGAAATGTTTTAGTAGCCATAGCTTGAGCTGTAAGATTGTCTGGTCTTTCTCCAGCAAAAGTAAAATATTTTTTAATTGTATTAGCCATACCTGTATTAGAATCAAAGGCTGTTTTTTGCAACTCTCCTTTGCCTCGATTTAGATTGAGAGCTTTGACTGCAAAAGAAGCTGCAGGTGCTAGGGTATCCACTGCTGTACCGCCTACGGTTAATGCAAGTTTACCTGCAAGTGGTAGTCCTAATATAAATGCAGCACCTTCTCCTGCTACTTCTAGTCTATCTGTTAGCCTAGCCTTGGCTGCCTCTGCACCACTGAGTCTAGCTAATCTATCTTGATCTGATTCGCTTTTAGTTATAAATGTATCAGCAAGAGTCTTTACATCGTCTGTAGCTACAGCTCCATCTACAAGTCCACCAGCTACTGCTGATTTAATTTTACCCATCTTGCCATATCTTGATAAGACTCCTGCTACGCCAAAGCCAGGTAATCCAAACTGAACCATGTATCTTGTTACTTCACCCGCTGTAGTTTCAGCTTCGCCTGGATCAATGCCTTGATAGTATTCTGTAACGTCTTTAGTTAGGTCAGTGTCAGCAAAAAGATCAACACCTGAAGTTACTGTAGTAGCTAGACCTTCTCCAATTTTTTGTAAACCTCTAACAGCTTGACGACCAACATCACCCAAGACACTAGCTTCACCCTTCCTGCTTAGTTCGTAACGTCTTTTAGCTTCAGCTATAGTTTCTGGTTTTTTATCAGGTATGTAAGAAGAAGAACCATCAGCAAAGGTAATGGTAGGCATTATTTTATTTCTAATCTAAAGTCAGGATTACCAACAATGCTTACACCTTGATCAAGTATAGATGTTATGTCAGAAGGCCCAACAGGTATTCCTTGGTACGTAAGTTGATAGTTACCTTTGGCTACTTGATCTAGTGATATATTTTGTTTTCCTGCTACTGTATCTACTAATTGATTAAAGAGTGTTGTCCCTTGTTCTGCTTTTATATCTGACAATAACACACCAGCTTTAGCTGATTCAGATTCTAAATACTTATCATAAAGATCTGGATTAGCTTGTAAGAACTTAAGCATCTTAGCGTCAGCAGGTAGCATGTCAGCTTGTCTTGTCTCTTCTCCTAGGTATCCCTCACCGAATGCAACGGCTGAGTTAATAGGTACATATCCTTCTACTGGCTTCATCATGTTTAAGAAACCTGCCATCATTTTCTTAGCAAAGTCAGGATCTCTTTGTACTTTGTCAGAGTATGCACCAGGTAATGACTTTAAGTAGTCCATAAACTTAGGCTTCTCAGTAAAGTTACCTTGGTCATCTAATGGAATGCCTCTGTCATTAACTATTCTATCCTTCATGATTTGTGCCCATGCAGTAGGATCTGTATCAACAAGAGTTGTGTTTCCTCCAGAATTATTAAAATCAAATGGGCTATCTGTAATGGTTACATCTTCTACAACAGGTCTATCTTCTTCAGAGCCATCGCCTGCAAACGGATTGAATCCCATTCCAGCAGCAATTACTCCACCAGCTATTGTAGATCTAACAGGGTTTCTTGTAATAATATTATTACGCAAAGTGTTTCCTGTTGTCATAGGAGTTTCTGGAACTCCTCCACCCGTTTTAGGGGTACCGCCTGTAGCTGCATCATCTACTTTAGTAGCAGGAGTTTGTTGTCTGCTTTGATTAAACTCATCTGTATCTGCTTTTCTTCTAGCATCTGCATTAGCTTTAGCTTTAGCATCTATATCAGCTTGTCTTTTTTTTGCTGCTTTTTTATTTGCTGCTTGTCTTTTTCTTTCTGCCGCTGCTTTTTTTTGTGCTGGAGTTTGTTTGGGTTTAGCTTGAGCTACCTTCTCATTAATCTTTTGACCACTAGACTTAGGTTTGTCTGGAGTTTTAGTTTTAGGTTGAGATCTTTTATATGGTGTGCCATCTTTTTTTAATTTAATTTTTTCTTTAGTTTTATCTAAGAAAGCTTTACCACCTTTTTTTACACCACCACCTTTTGCAAATCCAATTATGCCTCCATCTCTTCTGTTAAGAATTTCATCATCGACTGTTCCAAATACATTAGGCATAGAAGGTAAAGATTCTTTTATTACCTCAGCCATTGCTTCTCTTCCTTCAGGATCTTTTGCAATATCATAAAACTCTGGAACCATTTTAGCTATTTCAACATAATCACTTATGCCACCTTTCTTAACTAAAGAAGGATCTTCTTTAATTTGATCTCTAGCTTCATAGCTATAAAGTTCAGCAGGCCCAATTCTTGATATGCTTCTTTCGTTTGTAGTTGCCATGTCAGCCAATTCATTTCTTAACGCTAGTTGTCCTGTTGCACCTAAAGCTGTTGCTCTTGTACCTCCAAGAACTAAACCGTTAGCTGCTGCCATATTATCTATTGGATTAGTGGTAAATAAATCTTTTGCTTTTGTACCCATTGATCGTTGAGCATCTTTCATGACCTCAACTTTTTTCATTTTATTTTTAAGTTTATTTCCTTTAACACCTAATTTAATAAGCCTAGCTGCTATTGCAGCTGGAGGAAAAACCATTAGACCTGCTATTGCATAATCAACAGGATCGGTTGGATCAAATATAAGATCAGTAAAGTCTCTAAGGTTTACACCCGAACCTTCAGCAGTTCTTTGAAGACTCATAAATCTTTTATCAGCATCACCGCCATCAGCAAATCCTTCTATGCCACGTCCTTTAAGAATATCCTTCTGAGTTACTTTGCCATCACCTGTTAAATCAGGAAAGCCACCGTCTTTTAATCTTACTGGAGCCATGCCTGACATTATTCCTCTGTTCATGAAAGAACCTTAGCGTAGTCAACAGCATAGTAACCGTCTTTAACTACTACTGCATTTGGTTTAACTTCTAATACTTCTTGAGCTA